GACAACCTGGATGTGAGCGTCGAGCCGTTGGTTATCGAGTTCGCTGTGCTCCTGGTTCTCTGCCTGCTGGTTGCACTGCTTTACTTGTCGGTTACCTACGGGGACAAGCAGATATGAAGACCCTGATCGACTATCTCTCCTTTACCTGGGCCCCGACCGAGCTGCGCCAGATGACCGAGCTGGCCAAACAAGGTGCCCTCTTGAAGGCTATCCCCCGCTTCGAGACCCAGAACAAGGCGATTCAGGCCGCCTTTGCCGCCCAGCCGGTCGAGGGTCTGCGTTACCTGTGGAAGCGCCCTGTCGGGTTCGCTCCCCTCACTCGCTTTGACAAGGTAACTGAGCGCCTCTATGACAAGGCCGAGCGCCTGCAGCAGGCCGCCGCGTCCCCTGCCCCTGCTCGGACGTTTGACAAGGCCACTGAGCGGTTGAGCCTCAAGGGGCTGCCCAAGTCCCCTGCCCCGGTGCTGACCCCTTCCATGACCGACATGATGGAACGTGCCCTGCACTCTGGGTACCGGTCCCGCGCCGACATGCGCCAGGAGCTCAAAGCCGTCTGCGCTGACCTGCTCAAGTTCTCCCAGTTCGAGGTGGTCGAGGGTGCCAAGTATTGGGAAGCCTATAACGACCTTATCGACAGCTACGGCGTCCAGTTCCTGGATGCCCTCTGCTGCAACGAGATCGAGCTGTGGCTGGAAGAACTCAATACCCGTATCGGTGTCCCCATTCCCGAGCCGCGCTTCACTATGCGCCCTCGCCGCTCCGGTCTGCACGGTTACGCCAACTCGGCTGACCTGCTGTGTGACGGGATGCCCTGCGGGCTGATTGGTTGGGGTGCGGCTAACCATGGCTGCATGGTGAGTTTTTCCGGCGTGGGTTGTGCGGCCCTCGATTTCCAGGCTTTGCACTCTGTTATCTCTCACGTGCCAGGGTTGCGTATCACGCGGGTGGATCTCGCCCTGGATGACTACAGCGGCAAACACATCACTTACCAGGGCGCGATAGCCGGCGCCGAAGCCGGCGAGTTTCACCCGCAACGTGGCCGTGCACCTTCCTGGATGAAGATTGAGTCGGGCGAGTTCGTGATCACCGAGGTGGCCAAGGGCATCGCCAAGCGTTTCGGCATGGTGCCGAGCAAGGGTTGCTCCTTCTACGTGGGCAGCCGTATTAACGGCAAGTGTGCGCGGATATATGAGAAAGGCAAACAGATGCAATCGGCCGAGTTCCCAAACTGGGTACGCGCCGAAGGTGAATTACACAATAAAGACAGAGTCATTCCGCTGGATGTCCTGGTAAACCCTGACCCTTATTTTGCGGGGATGTATCCGCAATTTGCCAAATGGCTGGATGTGGTTTGCCAGGAAGAAATAACACCGGTGCGTGTGACCACCTTTAAGAATAAATTCAAAACGTCCAGGGACAACGCCGTATTTAATATGTCCAGGATGGCCGGTCGCCTTGTCAATTGGTTAGCAAACATCGAGGGGCTATCCCCTGAGAAGATTGTTAACCAATTAACAGCGCACCTGGAAGAAACCGATATTCCAGCGCGGTTAAGAATGCCAGTTCCTCCTGACCTGGACGAGCTGCCATTATTTTCGACCTAACAATGGTTCTTCAAAGGATAAATAATATGTCTCTGCTGACTGGTATTTTGGTTACCCGCGTTACTCACGGCTATGGTGTGTCCCGTAAATCTGGCTCGCCGGTTCCCTATGACTTTGCCCAGGTGGAATACCTGGCACCGGCTAATAACGTGAACAAGCCGGAATGCAATATCACCTCCTGGGGCTATGAAGTGCGCCAATTAGCCCTGCGCAACGATGCGGCCACTATTAAAGAGCTGGCCGACTGCCCGAAATTGGTGGCGGTGGATCTTGTCCTGGAAGCGGATCCCCAGAATCCGACCCGCAACGTGGTTGTTGGCTTCCAGCCAACCAAAAAACAGCCGGTATAACCACCGCGCCGCGAGGAGGAGGAGCGAGAGCGCGCAGCGAGCGACGACGAGGGCGCGATAATGCTTTGTCTAGATATTACCTCTGAAGGATATGCCCGCTTAGCTGAGGGGGATTCTTGTAAATACGTGCTCTTGACTGTCCAGGAGCACGCCAAATTAACGGATATATCGAGCTGGTTTGAACTGGATGTATCCACTGTGTCGATGGCCTTTGGCTTTGGATTATTAATCTGGGTCACTGGCCTCAAACTGGGCGCAATTGCCCGTGTCATCGTAAGTGCAAAAAGAGGATAAACGAGTATGAAAAACTATTTCCGTAATGGCTGTATCGCTGCTGTGTGCTCCCTGTCTACCGGTGCGGCCTTCGCCGAAGGTGGTACAGCCGCTGCTGAGGCCGCTGCCAAGGCCCTGGACGCCACCCAGTCGGACGTGACCGCGACTTCTCCCAAGGTGATGCTGGTCGTGGCTACCTGTGTGGGCGTGGGCATCCTGATCAGCCTGATGCGCAAAGCCTAAGCATGTCTTTGCTCATCGGAACGCTGTGGTTCCTGTTCTTTGTGGAAGGCTACAGATCATCGTTTTCGATATGACACAAAGGCGGCTCCGGTCGCCTTTTTTATTGGGGGTACTGTGCGCATCGCTTGGCTTTTACTGTTGTTTCCGTTGGGGGTGTCGGCGAGCTGTCCTGTCGGGATCCGCCTGTCTAACCTGCCGATCTCTACTGTGCTGCCGTATTGCGTGAAATGGGAAACATCCTCTTTGGGCGGTTGCTTTGTGGCGTGTCCTGGTATCTGTATTCAATCCCCTTCTGCCGGCACCATGGGGCCGATTGAGAGTACCGGCCAAGAGTGTTCTATGGGCGGTGGTTCGGATGGGGATGGTGGCTCTGATGGCGATCCTAATGGAGGTGGCGACAATGGTAGTAATGGCAATAACGGCAATAATGGTGATGTGGTTCCTAATTTGCCTAACGGTATTCGGGTAGGTGGTGACAAGCAGGAGATGACCACCGATGCCTTGCGCCATGTTAATGAGACGCTGATAGGTGGCTTTACCAGCCTGATGTATAGTGCTGCGGGTACTAATCGGAATGCACTAAATATTAATGTCAAAATGGATGACGTTCTGCGTTATATGAAGGCCACCAATAATGGTCAGGTCGGCATGGAGAGCAGTATTCGGGAGCAGACGGCGTTAGAACATAAATTTTACGATGAATTTCTTGGGCTTAAAAACGCCATCGTAAATCCACAGGATGGGCCTGGACAAAGCACCGGCGAATATCGAGCGTTGAAAGAATTACAAGATAACTTCTTCGGCCCTGACTTCGCCCAGAACAATATAGGTGGAAACTTATATAGCCTTGTTAGGGGGCTAGAATATGAGGTTATTTCCACGAAAGACCGTGTGCATACTGCCGCAAGTGATATTCATAATCTGTACTCTTACACCATGCAGGATATGCGCAATAACAGCTTTGAAATGAACCGCAATATAAAAGCGATTGCCGATGCTCTTAATAATGGTGGTACGGGTGGCGGTGATGGTACAGGCGGCACCGGAAATGGCAATGAAGGCCCAGGGATTGATTACACGCAAATGCCAGGCTCTGCGCAAAACCCATTGCATGTAGCAGGGTCTGAATATACATCCCAACTCTGTAAAGATGGAGCGCACTGTTTCTTTGACCTGGAAACCATTAATAAGCAGTTCCAGGAACGAAAGGATCAACTGAAGAACACCCATGACGGTATTAGGGATGATATGGTCGATATGTTCCAATATAGCCTGAGCGGGTCGGCGGCGGTGCCCAAGTGTTTTGATATGTTCTCGATGTTTGGCCGCTCTTATTCCGTCTGCCCCGAGGTCGAGGGATATTGGGAAATGATAGCGGCCATCATGATGTTCATCTTCTATTTTCTGGCGCTGATGATTGTGGCTAAGAGGTGATATATGGAATGGATGAGTGATTTCTTTAACGGATTTTTCAACGATATATATCAACTGGCAGTGCAGTTTGCCGCCTGGATAACGGTTAAATTGGCGATTCAGTGGGTCGAGTTCAAGATATTTCTACTCACTTTTTCCTGGGACGTTGCCAAGCAGATTCTGATTAACCTGCAATTCAGCGACCTGATCTCCGCATCCTTCAATAACCTCCCCTCTCAAATGAGGGGGATCTTGCTCTATTTGCACGTTGATAAAGGACTGTCGATATTGACGCAAGCCTTTGTGACCCGCTTTTTACTGAACATGCTGGGGTGGTAAACCATGTCTATCAAGATCCATCACGGTGCCCCAGGTTCCTATAAGTCGTCAGGGGCCATTCATACCGATGTGATACCGGCCATTAAGGCGGGTCGTCATATCGTCACCAATGTGCGCGGCTTTACTGCGGAACGGTGCAAAGAGGTATTGGGCAAGGAAGTGCCTGACGAGTTCCAGGTAACCTATATCGAGACCGAATCCCAAGAAGGACGCGATCACCTCGCCCGCTTTTACCACTGGGCGCCCAAAGGGGTTTTCTTCCTGGTCGATGAGGTGCAGCGGATATTTCCGCCTTCCTGGCGCCAAAGCGATTTAGACCGGCTGAATTATCCAGGTGGGCCGGATGTGGCTAAAGAAGATGGCCGGCCAGAGACGATTGACGTGGCCTTTGATATGCACCGTCACCATAACTGGGACTTTGTATTTACAACCCCGAACATCAAAAAGGTGCACCAGGTAATCCGGGCTGCTGCCGAAACGGCCATTCGTCATACCAATATGGCGATATTGGGGATTGGTGGTCGATATAAGACGGTACTTCACCTCTCTGATAACTCCGGTACGTCTATGAATGACGTATTGCAAGCCAAGCCATTTAATAAGGTGCCCAAGTATGTTTTCAAGCTTTATGACTCGACTACAACCGGTAAGGTCTCGGATACAATCGCGGGCAGCTCGATATTTCGAGACCCTAAAATTCTGTTTATTCTGGCGATTTGGGGACTCTGCGTATTCTTTGGCTTCATCAAGCCTGAATATATTGATGCTCCTGCTAAGGCCGCTGAAACCGCTTCTGCCGCTGTTCCGGTTGCTGGGGCGGTGGGTACTTCGCCCGCTGCTGATGTACGTCCTGGTGGCGCTCCTGCTGCGTCTGCTGCTGGCATCCTTGCTATAGGGCCGTTTGCCGGCCATCAGCTCATTATCAGCTGTCACATCCTGATAAAGGATCACCTGGGCGAGTATCGGGTCGAGTATTGCTTCTCGCTGCGCAAAGGCGACAACGTGCAGCCGCTCGATAGAGACGATTGGCCGGATGAACTCGCCAGGGTGGATCCTATGAGTGCATGCCATGCGGTGGTGAAGTACCAGGGGCAGCCTGTGGACGTGTACTGTGACCCCGAGGGGGACGCCCTGCGCCGGAAATACAATGCCACCCTCTTTGCGGGTGGCAGCAACAAGCAAGCCACTTCTGATGACCGGTCATAACTCCCCTCTCCTGCCGGTGGCCGCCTTTCTCCTGGTCGGCCACTGAACCCCAGGGGCGCGAGCCCCTATAAGGCGACACACTAAGGCCCATTGCCGGGAAGGTGGTAGGCTCGCCGAAACTTGTTTGGAGTGCTTCTGTGAGACGGTTAACCTCCTTTTCCTGCTAAACCGGCTTTTAAGGCTGTCCTGCTTTGAGGGAGATAAACGCCTTAGCGCTACATAGATTTAACGTTGTCCATGTTTCACTCTGTACGATATGTAGTGTGACGGGTGTATAATGAGAGTTTAGTTATCATGGGGGGGGTTATGAACGAGCATTTTGATAATATTAACTCAAACGTAAATGAATTATATGAAAACCAGAATTACTTGAATGAGGAAATAGCTAAAATTAATAAAAAAAATGATAATGAGCAAATAGATAGATACGTTGATGGGCTTAAAGGATTGTATTCATCATTATGGTCTAGCGCTGCCGCGTATACAAACTTAATAGTGATTGCTGGTTATGCGGGGTTCTTTGGACTCATTTCTTTGGTTAAGGAACACGTTGCCCCTTTTGGCATTTTACTTTCTTCTTTTTTTATAGCTTTATCGCTGGCTATTTTTGTTATTTATGAAATTTATAAGATGGTTCATTCCAATTTATACCTTAAGGATGCTATAGAAAAAGCTACTAGAAAAGGTGAGGATGTTCTTGATTCGATCCAGAAAAGTGAAAACAGATTTTCTTATTTGCAAAATAAAGTTTGGATATACACATTTATTCCAACTGTTTTATTTGGGTTGTTGGGTGTTACAACTGTCTTAGTGAGCGTCTTTATTTCTTGGAGAAACATGCTGATCACATGTGTTGGTTGACTGCTGCTTCTCAACTGCCCTCCCCCCCCCCGTGTAGTAATACGGGGGGAATTCCAAATGCTAGCCTCCAATGGCTACCCTTCTGCTACCCTTTACAAAAACGTGTAGAGGTGCGCTATGGATGACTTAAAGCCCGGGGACCTAGTTCGGCGTAAATCGGATGATCTCCTGATGGAGGTTGAGCACATTGTGGAAACGGTGGCCTGTTGTCATGTCGTTGAACCTTTTCTACCACCACGTAAACTCTTTATTGCCTTGGATTCTCTGGTCCTTGAGCCAAGAGAAGCGCAGTCATAGTCGATGAAAGGGGGCTTTTGCCCCCCCTCTCCTGCTAAGTTGATACCTAGAGTAGAACGTCTCTTTCTGCTTCTCCCACAGCTCCGCCTGGATGATGGCCAGGGCTTCAATCCTTCGTCTATCGTACCTCAAGCCGTTGGTAGAAATTAGACAGTCATCCCCCATCCCCCATCCCCCATCCGCCATCACCACGCCGGCGTCAGAACAGTCACGTTCTAGGTAACAACCAAGCGTAATGGTGAAAAAGTGATCGCCTTGGGTTGTTTAAGGCCTCGGCCGCCCCAATATTAAGCAATGGGCAAACGCTCAATAACTTGAAGTGGTGATTAAAATGGCTGATACAGTGGATGTAGTGCAGGACAATGGACCGTCTTTTGCCTCGTATTTCGGCCTTTATCATGGTCTTTTCAAACTTGACTATGACAATGCACCGGCAGATCGTAAGCGTTTGATCGCTGTTGCATGTGCTCTTGAGCTTATAAAGACCCAGGTCGCAAATTCAGCGTATACCCACCTGGGCTATCATATGGATCATCTGTCGTCTTATGCCGATGCAATTGGAGAAGCACTTGCAGGCAGTCTAGCTGAACCTACCTATAATGACAGACTGGAGGCGGCACTGGTGGTGGTCATGAAAGAGTGAATAAAATGGGGGGCTTATGCCCCCCCTAGTCTTATCCAATCCCCAGTTTTTTCCTCCAGTAAAACGTCTCTTTCTGCTTCTCCGACCGCTCCACCTGAATGATGGCCAGGGCTTCAATCCTTCGTCTATCGAACCTCACGCCGTTGGGAGAGATCAGGCAGTCATTCGCCATTCTCCATCCTTCCCAGGCTTTGAAGATCGTGGGCAGCTCCCGCCCGGATGCCATCCGCATAAGCCGTTTATAGACAGGTGGGATCTCTGTACCCTTATCCCAATATGTGACCTGTCTCACAGAAACGAAACATAGATTTGCCGTCTCCTCTTTCGATAAACCGCATTCAAACCAACGAAAAATGAAGTTTTTGGTCAACTCTCGTTCCATCCAAGTAAATACCTGATAAACCAGCAAAATTGCGTGGGTTGGCTTATCGGCAGGTTTCAGATGGGCATTTAACTAAACACGGCATTATGCGCGGTGTTGGGTTGTGGAAGAATCCGGAATGAGGTCGGTTAAAAAACACGAGCCATCACAGCCATGCTCCTGAACTTATCACTTCGTTATCTCTCATCTTTAAAGGCCTAGTCATGCAACCGATCCAGCGGTTTGTGATTGGCACTTTCATGGCGCTCGCTGTTGCCGGTGTGCAGGTACTTGGAGGTGGTGTCGATGCTGTCGTGGCCGGCATCGGCTTGCACATGTGATAACGGCCGCCCGTTGAGATTGATGTCGTGGGTGATGCCGGTATGGCGAATGGAGTGTGGTGTCAGGTTGCGCATCTCGGCGCCGTCCTGCACAAACCCATCTTTTTCTGCCAACTCGGCGGCGGTCTGGATGACGCTCATCACCAGATCACGCAACTGGCGGATCCCGAGGTTGGCGTTGAGCTCACCTTGTTCACGGCCATGTGCCGCGGCTTTGTGGCGCACAAACAGCGGAGTCTGCTCATCTGGTGCCGGCAATGGTGAGAGACCGAGAAACGTCCGATAGCGTTTGAGGGCCTCGAGCAAGGCATGGGACACCGCCACGGTGCGGCGCTTGCCACCCTTGCTGCGGGGAATGAAATAGCCCCAGACGCCGGTTTTTCCATCGCGGCGAAACTGACCCATAACGGGGGTAAATCCCGGTCTTGCCGCGACTTCCGAGATCCGCAGGTAACAGGCGTACATCAGGCTTATCAGGAAGCGGCTGCGCTCGTGCTGCTCGGGTGATTCGGCAGCCAGCAGGTCGGCAGCCTGCATCACATAGGACCACTGCAACTCGCTGAAGGCCTGGCCATGGTCGTCCGGCTCCTGCTGCATTGAGCGCTTCACTCGTTGCAGTAACAGAGCCGGGTTGCGGTCCATGTACTCTTCCTGGATCAAGAACTGGAAGAAGGCAGATAGAATGGCGAGCTTGGTCTTCATGGCCTGTTCGCTAAGGCGGTATGGCAGCTCGCGGCCCAGCTCACGCTTGCCAAGGAAGGGTCGCCATTGAGGGTTGGGCAGTCGCTCTCCCCACTCCTTGTCGAGCACGAACTGGGCTACGTTGCGATAGGCAATCAGGGCCGCCGGCGGCGCCTGACAGTAATCAAGATAGCGCATCATGATGCGCCTAGTCAGATCCTTGGGGCTGATGCGCATTTCGCTGAAGCACCAGTGCAAAAACGTGGTCAGCTCACTGCGATAGGTTTTGTAGTTGTTCTCGCTGTTGCGCTGCTCCAGCAGCCAGTCGACGGCGAGCTCGTAGACCAACCCGGCATCGGGCACATCGTTGAGGCTGAGGTTGGCAAGATATTGATTGACCTGAGGGTTGCCCGCCTCCAGGTAGGCCAGACCATCGAACAGCGGCATGGCAGGTGGAAGTAACATAGTGGTCATGATGATGCTTGTGGATGAGAGACTCGGCTCGGGGCCTGCGTGATGGTGATGCCGATAAATGGGGTTATCGGC